ACTTCCCTATCATTTTTAATGATGGATAACTTTTCGTAAATTGAGGAGGATGCTGCGTTTGCCATTTATTATGTTATTACCGGTTGAACTGCATAGATATAGGTTATTGAACCATCTTCACCCATAGAACTATTTAACGATGCTAACCTGTTATTATTTGATAATCTTGATAGTCGTGCCATGTTACCACCCTTTCCATCACCACTAGATTCAGTTTTCTTTTCAATTTTAAATGGATCTAACTTACCATACTTTGATAAGGGGTTAAATCTAGAAAGAACTGCACCTTTTGGCATTCCAGTATCACCTACATTCTTGGCAGTTTCCCAGTGAAGATGCGGTCCACTGGATTTTCCAGTATTTCCCATCAGACCAATAACTTGCCCTTTACTTAAAGGAGAACCTATTTCTACTGTTGATGGTTCTTTGAGATGTCCATAAAAATGCTCTATTCCTTTATCATCAATCCATACCACATAATTTCCATATCCACCATCATATCCTTTGTCTTCTAATTTTCCTGAAGTAAATGCAACTAATGGAGTTCCTTCTGGTCCTGCAATATCAACTCCCATGTGCATTCCGGGAGAAAGTGCAAGATCTCGCATTCCCATGTTTGATGTGACTACCAATCCAGAACCATCAACACCATCAACATTATCCAAGAATTTACTTGTCTTTACTGTAGGTTTTACTATTACATCACCCTTTTCAAATCTTTCTCGTTCCGCACTGGTAAATTGTTTTTCAGTAAATTTTCCAGTCTCTGTGTTTAAAAAACCTTCTTTATCTCCCTCTTTATGGAGCATTATTTGCCCCTTGGATGTTTTAAATTTATCAATTACTGGTTTGAGTAATCTAATAAGACCTTCAAGAGGTCCTGCTTTTTCTGCAAGTTTATCGATTAATCCTCCATCTCCGGAGATTGATTCTATACCATCATCAAATCTTTTTTTATCCGCATCATATTTTGATTCGTCTATTTCTCCCATAAAAAATGCCATAACTAAATTAAATCCACTCTGTATTGGCGCCAAAAAGTTAACAATACTATCAATAATTTCCTTTACTTTATCAATAATTGCTGGAAGATTATTAACTAAAATACCGGCAATCATAAGAGAACCAAAACCTAATATTTTATCAAATATATTATCAGCAACCGATACTACCTTATCACCAACTTTACCCAAACCAAATCCAGTAACGGATTTCATTTCAATCTTTTTTTCTTTTGATTTTAATTTACTTTTTTTATTTTTCTCAGAAATTATTCTTTGATTACTTCTTTTAAGATTGACATAAGTTTTATTAGAATTCTTTAGAAAACTATTAATATTGCTTACATTTAATTTTAATTGTTTTACTTGAGTGAGTTCCATATCTTATACGTATATCCCATAGACATTTGGAGTTATACTCATATATGGATTACT